GGTATCGGTGGATACTGGAAAACGCTGACGTTCTTTTTAAGCGCGCAGAGTTTTTCAACGGGATTTACTCGCACTATCCGGCGACTCATGAGGTAAGCGAAGCAATCGACGCCGCAATCCTAGCCGCGAACAAGGAGCCGAAATGAGTTTTCAACCGATGATGCAGTGCCCAAAGTGCCAGCGATGGTTGCATAGCTGGGCGACTTATTGCCCGAATTGTCGGGCGGCTGAGAAGCGAGAACAGAATGTCCCTACTCGATAGTCTTAAATTCGTGAAAGGCGGGGTGGCGCGCAAGGATTTGGCGCCCGTGCTCAATCATTTCCGCATTCAGGACGGCGTGATTAGCGGGTCCAATGGCAATATCACCCTTAGCGCCCCCATTGCCCTATCGCTCAATTGCCAGCCGAAAGCGCAGCCTTTCACGAAGGCTATCGAAATCTGCGAAAGCATGGATGCGGTGCCGACGCTCTCGCTGACCAAGGCGGGCAAGCTGACGGTCGCTGCTGGTAAATTTCGTGTCCACATTGATTGTTGGCCCGAAGATTGGCCGATGGGTCAGCCAGAAGGACAAGAGGTTGCGATCCAGCCCGAAATGATGGAAGCGTTTAAAGTGCTGGCGCCGCTGATTGGCGAGGATGCCAGCCGACCGTGGGCGCGCGGTATCCTGCTACGTGACGGATCGGCATTTGCGACCAACAATGTGGTCATCGGCCAATACTGGGTGAATTGCACTTTGCCCTTCGATATGAACATTCCAGAGGAATGCATTCGTGAGCTACTCAGAGTTAAAGGCGAGCCGCCTATTAGAATGCGGGCTACTGACCGATCTGTGGCTTTCATCTACGAAGATGGCAGATATGTACAGTCCCAGCTTCTGTCAACCGAATGGCCCAATGTCGGACCAGTATTGGATCGACAGTGTGCGCCTATGGGACTCCCTGACGGATTCTTTCTTAGCCTCGCAAACCTCAGCCCCTATGTTGACGCAGCAAGACGAGTCTATTTTACTGGATCGGGAATTGCGACACATTTATCGGAAGGGGAAGGGGCCGCGATTGCATTTGGTGAAGACGGTGGAATTCTCCATAAGGGTGTATACAATCTCGACCTGCTCCGCTGTTTGGATGGATTGGTTGCTTCGGTCGACTGGTCGCTCTATCCGGCCCCCGCGCTCTTTTTCGGGCCGAACTCGGATGCGGGCTATCCAGTATTTCGTGGCGCAATTGTTGGAATGAAGGCAGACGTACTATGACAATCTTGCTCTGGATTTTCGGCGTCCAACTCGCTATACTTCTAACATACCTCGCTTGGGCGATATTGAGAAAATGAATAAACTATCTGATTTCGAGTACAGTATTGTTTCTGGCAAATTATATTTGCGAGGAAAATTGTACATCGGAGTCAGATGGGGCAAGTATTTAGGAGTTGAATGCGAGGGAAAGACGCACGCTATGCATCGGTTCGTTTGGTTTTTAATCACCGGCGAGTGGCCCAAAGATGATATTGACCATGTCAATCGGGATAAGCATTGCAACGCTTGGGTTAATCTGCGTGAAGCAACTCGCGCAGAGAATTGCCAAAATCGAATTGAGAACTGTAACAATTTACTGAAAGTAAAAGGCGTGCGCCAGTTGCCTTCGGGTAACTATGATGCCCGCATAACATTGGAAGGAATAACCTATCAGTTGGGTACTTTCGGATCAATCGAAGAAGCCCGAAACGCTCGTCGTCAAGCTGAAAAGGACTTGTTTACTCATGCGATTTGATATTTCAGGTTTATTTTGGAACGATGTCAAACCCCCTAAAATTTCCAAGGCCAAGGACAAGGTTCAGCGAACGCCGCCGGACCCCGTCTGGCTGCGCGACGACTATTTACCGCACCTTGACGAGGCGGGTTCCTTTCAACCCGATCTATTCAGTGACGAGGAGTTGGTCCAAGCAAGCTTACGCGGCGAACGTCTCGTATGGGATATTGAGTCATACCCCAATTTTTTCTCAATCGGTTTTCAATCAATCGTTAGCGGGAAAAGTCTCGTATTCAAATCGACTGACGCAACGCCGGACTTCGACAAACGCAAACTCGATTGGGTGCTTCGTAATTTCGTGCTTATCGACTTTAACGGTGAGCATTATGACCGTCACATTGCAAACATCGCTGTAAAGCCGGGGACGGATTGTAGCCACATGTATATGGCTACGCAGCGGATCATTGAATTCGGGGAACGGGGCTGGCAAGTTTGCCGGGCGATGGGCGCGAAGAAAATCTACATCGACCATATCGACTTGATCGAATTGACTCCGCTTGCGCCTTCGCTTAAAACGATGGCGGGCCGAATCGGGTCACCGATGATGATGGACCTTCCGTTTAAGCCGGGTACATTCCTGAGCGAGCCGCAGCAGATTATCACGATGTGGTATATGTTCAATGACTTGCGGAATACTCAGTTGCTCTATCTGGCACATTTGGAAAACATCGAGTTGCGCGAAGAGTTCGGCAAGCTTTACGGGATCGACTTGCGCAGCAAAAGCGATGCGCAGATGGCAGAGGCTATTTTCCGGGCTGAGTTCCATAAGCGGACCGGGCGCTATGCAGAGCCGCCGCAGATTCGACCGGGGCACAAATTTCAGTTTGATATGCCGCATTGGGTACGCTTTCTGACGCTCGACCTCCAATGGGTCAAGCAAACGATCGAAAATGCTTGGTTCGAGATTGAAGAAACCGGTTATGTCAAGATGCCGGAAGGGCTGGCGAATCTGGTTATTCCTATCGGCAACATGAAGTACAAGATGGGGATTGGCGGGTTACACTCGCAAGAAGAAACGATTGCCCACTATGCGGGAACAGAATTCATGCTGCGCGACCATGACGTTGCTTCGTATTACCCTAAGCTGATTCTCGGGTCTGGCAAGTATCCGCCCGCCATTGGCTCTATGTTCGTCCCGCTCTATGGGGGCATCGTCGATATGCGGTTGGCGGCGAAGGCGGCGAAGGAAATGGTCAAAGCCAACGGGCTGAAGATTGTCGTCAACGGCTCGTTCGGTAAGACAATGGACCCTTGGTCGGTACTCTATTGCCCGGAACTCGGCATGCAGACCACTATCAGCGGGCAGCTTGCGCTGTTGATGATGATCGAACGCGCACATATTGCCGGGTTCGAAATCACCAATGCAAATACGGACGGTGTTGTTATCAAGTGCCGCAAGGATCAGGAAGCGGAACTAAAAGCGGTCGTCAAGCAATGGGAAGCGGAGACCGGGCTGGAAATGGAAGCTACTGACTATGTGGCTACCTTCAGCCGGGACGTCAATAATTACATCGCGGTGAAAGCAGATGGAAAAGTCAAGTCAAAGGGTGTTTACGGCGAAACGACCATTAAAAAGAACCCGCAGATGGAAATCTGTAGCGACGCAGTATCCGCCTTCGTCAGCAAAGGTACACCGATTCAAGATACAATACTCGCTTGCCGGGACATTAACAAATTCGTCTCAGTTCGAAATGTCCGTGGCGGCTGCGCGAAGGTATATCCGGAAAGAACGGAGTATGTGGGTAAGGTCGCGCGCTGGTACTATCCAAAGGATGAAGCCGGGGAAATTGTTACGGTTTCCAAGGGGCATCTTGTGCCGACTACCGAAGGGGCGCGTCCGATTATGCGATACTCGGAATTTCCTGACGACGTGGATTATGAGAAGTATATCGCAGTAGCAACAGAGCAACTAGCCCAATTGGGCGTCACCCTCACCTAGCCACAATGGAGTAGTTATGGAATTGCTTTCGAAGATTGAACAATGGGCCGAAGATCGGAATTTAATCAAAGGCGCGACCGCTATCGACCAATTTGCGAAGATGGTAAGCGAGGTCGGGGAACTGGCCGATGCGCTGCTGAAGAATCAAGACGACTTGGCAAAAGATGCCTTGGGCGACGTAGTGGTAGTGCTGGCGGTGATCGCTCGCCAAAAAGGTTGGCACCTTGCCGACTGTATCCAAGGTTCCTACAACGAAATCAAAGATCGAAAGGGGATCATGTATAATGGCTCTTTCATCAAAGAGTCTGACCCCCGTTACGCGGAATTGATGGTCGAGCTTGGTCGTTAAGAACCGCCTTTGTAGATAGGCTGGTCGGCGGGGGCTGGGTCAACGGTCACCGCCGCATTCGTCTGAACAGTCGTCGTATTGTCGGGCGTAGTAACCGATCCCGGCGTGACGGCAAACGCGGTAATCGCTTGGTTCTGCGCGGTCGCTTCCTTCGTCATCCCGAAATAGAAACCATACACCTGTTTCAATTCGCTAATGACGTAGCCGATCAGAGTACCAACGGTCAACGCCGCGGTAGTGTCTTTAATGATGGCTTCAGAATAACCGCTCAGAATAGCCCAAACGATATATGCTGACAAAAGAAGAATTCCCAACGCCAGCGCAGGTCGCATTAAGTCGCGCGGCTGTTGCGCTGCTAGTTTCCGCGCGCTATCTCGATCTGACGCTTCCGCTGCATATTGCGCGTTACTGGCAGATAGCCGATTGGCTTCCGCCGTCACCGACAGCTGTTGTAGCTGTACCCGATTATTTGCTTCAATCTCCTGAAGCTTTACATACGCATCTGGGTTCTGTAAGAGCGCCGTGGAAACGCTGTCCGGGTCATTAGAAACACCTAACCCAGCAGCGATCAGTCCGCCAACCGCAGCCCCAGCGGGGCCGCCCACGAGCGTGCCAAGGATTGGGGCTGCCTTGCCAATGATTCCCTTTAGGTCTGACCAATTCACGATGACTCTCCCGCAATTTGGAGATTAGCGCCGACTCGATTCGTCCAACCTTTGCCGAACGTATCCCATTGCCCAAGGGTCGGATAGAACTTCGTGCGCTGGCTAAGGAAGCGAAAGACCACCTGATACCAGAGCATCGAGTTGACTGCGCGAATCGTGTTCGGACCAATGGCACCATCAGCAGGAGAAGCAGATGCGCGCTGTAGCCACAAAATGGCTTGTCGGGTTCCGTGATTGTACGCTGCATCGAAGACCTGCCACGCAATATTCGGGTCCATCTGATCGCATAGACATTTATCCCAATATTCGTGCTTGGCGATTTGCTTGGCGGTCTCGCGGGGCATCGCTTTCATATCACCGGTATAACCATTAGCGACAGCCACATTCTTCGTGATACCCCACATCGTTTCGCCACCCGGGTCTCGGGGATTGTTCGAATAGCCGCCTTCGTTGCCGATCAGGTGATCGAACGCGTCATTGTAGTCTTTCACTTGATTCTCCCACCAGCCCAAGGTTTCGGCGTCACTGCCGTCGGTTGCGTCGCGTTATCTAGCTTCTTGCTCACTTCCTGACCGGTGACCTCTGCGGACTTAGCCGCGGTCGCTGCCCGGTTGGCTGCATCAGTTGCCGCTTGCGCCGCAGCAGTGGCCGCCCGGAATTGTGCCGAGCGCTCAGCCGCCCCTTTCTCGACCAGCCGATACAATTGCTTATTCTGCTCAATGAGGGTAGCAACCTGCGCGTCACGAAGCTTATCGTAACTCTGATAGTTGGCGAGCGTATGCCGCTGCTGTTCGATGCATTGGTTCCGCTCGTCGACCCTTGCAAGTCGGATGCGCTCTACCAATGTGGCTACAATTCCACCGTCTTCATACCCACGAACGACATAGCCCACCATTGCGGCGCTGCAAACAATCAGCACGCCGCCTAGTGGGCCATCAATGTGATGCCAAATTTTGCGAAGCTTTTCACGTACCATTGGTTTCAAACCCCTTCGATTGCATAGTGGCGCGGAGTTGTTTGACCTCGGTGCGTAGCTGAAAGATTTCGTCTTTTAGCTGTTCGCGTAGTTCTCTGTCTTTATCTCTTTCGTCAAACCATGCATCCCGATCCTTGTCGTGCGCATCACGCGCCTCACGCAATTCCATTTCAGCCGCCTTACGAAGTATTCGTTCTTCGGCAAGTTCCTTCTTGGTTTGATCGTGGGCGGAGACTTCATTCCGGTACAGAGAGCTTTCTTGTTTCTCTCTATTGAACCAAGAATAGATAAGTCGCAAGCCGTAGGTGCCTACAGCCCCGCCACCGATCAGTTTTGCGATGCCGTCAACGTCCAATTTCTAGACCCTCGTAGGTGCCCCATTGATGCTGTGGCTACATGTTGTTGCTCCAGATTATAACGGTTTCTACTAAATATTGTTACTTTAATCTGTTGTAAGAAAAAGTTGCCGAATTTTCCAGAACTTCAACACCGCGGGGGTAAAAGCGAGGGGGCTGCGTAATTCCGGACCCCAAGGTATGCTAGACCAGCTACGTGTGCCATCAAGCGCAGTGATCCATTGGTGCGAGACTTTCCAGCCTAGCTTTAGTCTACCGAGGGAACCACCATACATGATGCAAAAATAACCATCGGTCGAATGTGCGATGAATAACGATTCGATGCCGATTTGCTTATCGCAAGATACGGTCCACTCGCTGGCCACAAAGGGGATACCTAGCGGCCAATAGCAGAATCCATAAGCCGGATTGCGCCAGAGCCATTTGGTGCGATTCCACCAGCGAGAGCCAGCCGGATCGAAGCCCGGGTACCCATCGCGCACGCCCGCATCTAGTGGTGCATCGAAAGTCTGAAACCAGCAAAGCCAGTTCGGGAGGTAGCCGTCTTCTTTACAGAATAAGGTGACCACCGGAGCTAGCAAATATGCCAAACCAGTGAACAAAAGGTTGATGAACGCCAGATAGGCATATTCGCCATATTTCATTTCAAGTACCTGCGGGATAAGCGGGGCGGGTGGGAAGCGGCTGAGTCGGGTCGCCCGAGGTCGCGCTAACGATGACCCGAAGGGCGGCCCGATAGGCTTTCCAATCGGCAGGAACAGGCACTCCATTTTCCATGCAGCGGATTACGGTATTGTCGCTGGAATCCAGCGCTGCGCGGGCTTGGTTCTGATACTGAAGCCACGCAGCGTCAAATTCGGGTACAAACGGAGGCGCGACATTTCCAGCGGCAACCCAGTCGAGATACTCCGCGTAATCGCGATTTGCCGGGTCAGGCGGAATGGTTGCGCCATCATCGCGAATCACATAGTCGTCGGAGCGGAGAAGATATTTGTCAGCCATGATGTTCCTTTTAGAGCCGGGCGTCAGCCACCCAAGAGTATTGATAGATACCGAGATTTGTTGCGTTCGCTAGAGCGCTGACAAATACTCCATCATTATAAGCGCCAGCCAAAGCGACGGTAGTCGGAAATGACGTCGGGCTTCCGGATTGCGCCGCCGTTACCGTCGGAGTTGCGCGCTTAGTGACTTTGAAGTAGGCGTTTGAAAAATAGGTGCCTCCTGATGTAACATTTCCAGAGAATACGCCAAGCATCGCATTAGTTTCATAGTAGCGCTGTACCCGGGCCAATTCGGCCTCGCCGCCACGATACTCGAATGCTGTCGGAGCGCCACCGTTGCCCGTATTATCGCTTGACGCTTGCGGCGAACAAACTTCAATTTGCCAGCAGGCGTCATTGAGCGTATAAGTAATTCCGGGCGGTAGATCGAGTGTGAAGTTGGTAGAATGCGAAGGGATTGTTCCGAGCGTTTTTCCACTGATGCTGGGTAAATCAATACGAACCGAGAAGCGCCGCACGGTTGAAGTCACAGCCCAATTGACCGCGACCGGAATCTCAACTGATGCCGAAGGCGAACCACCCGTCCCGAAGGTTTGGCTTGCGCGAACCTGCGTGATGGTGATTGGAACAGTGGACCATAGCCACATGGAAAGCGTGACCGATGACCCTTCCACCGTGTTTACGTCTTCAACCTTCACCGAAAGTTGGGGACTTGTTCTGGCAGCCACAGTACCAGTCGAAGCGGTCGATTGAACGTGCTGACCCAAATAGCGCGCAACCTTTGGCAATCCCAATCTCGAACCGGCAGCAGGAGCAAACGCGGTAGACCCGTAAGTCCCGACGCCGCCCGAGCCGCACGAGTTTATGTACATCACGTTCGGCCCATATAAAGGGGACGAAGTTATCGCTTGCGGGCTACCTGAAGTCCAAATCTCTTTATTTGGATCGACAACTAAATTTCGATTGGAATACTGATTGAAGTCGAATAGATCGACCAAGCGAGCGAGAAGGTTTGCCGCAACGGTCATGATAGCTCCGCGTCAAGGGTGATACCACCGGGGACGCTCGCAAGAGCATATCCGCTACCGGATATGGTTATCTGCAGTCGCAGCGCAGCATTGTTTATCGCCGTCACGGCATAGCCTGACGCGTTGCCATAACTGACGGTCCCGAACGATACCGTGGGGTTTGCTCGCATAGGCTTTATTGGAACGTCGGTGTAAACTGGATTCCCGGCGGAGTTATTGTTATTCACCAATGTGGTTAATACCTGCTGATAATACCGCGAACAAGCATCACTCTCAGTCGCATACGGTCGCCTATCATACGGCGTCGCAATGACGCCTTCTTCGAGTTGCATTTCCGTAGCGCAGATATAGTTGCTGGTTGATGTGCTCCAGTCAACAGTTCCTGTTGCACTCATGAAAGCGCCCGAGACCCATGCGTTTGGATTCGCTGCCATTTGAAAAGTGCCACGATTCAGTCCGCCGATCTGATAGTGCAACCCAGCAGCGCTGTTGCGCGGGATATTGGCGGCTGCGGGCGGCTGCGGGATCGGGATGACGATTCGCTGACCAACATCAGCGACTGCATAGTTGAACGAAGTGACGAATGAATGCGTGAATGCAGAGTCAGCAAGCGCAAACGTATAATTGCCCGGAAGTTTTGCAATGAACAGAAAGGATGCAATCATCGGTTTGTAAAGCAAGTCGTAACAATGCACTCCTTCGATCGGTTGCCGAATTCCTGCCCACAAGTTGGTCCCTGCGAAGCTGATACCCGCCGTTGAGACGGGCGCTTGCAAGATCGATGAAATGTTCAGCGCGTTAAGGGCGTTCTGACTTTGACTGAACGATCCCCCTGCCGAGTTTTGCATAAAGAATCTGTCGGGGCCACCGTAGCCCAGCGCATTAACGCCAGCAGTTGTTGCCAGCGTTAAGCTGGCGCCGCGCTGGGCAATATCGCACGCGCCGTTGATTATTCGGTTGCGCCCGGAAAGGTATGCCGCGGCTGCGGTTTGAACTGCATTTGTCATTTATTGCTCCGCATTGCAGGTGTAGGTGAATCCAACATAGCCGCCCGACCCAGTCGTCGTATACTGAGCGCCCCACGAGTCAGGGTACACCCCGTTGACGTTTAAGCTCGCGGCAGAACTGTACGCGACGCTATTCAATGTTACGGTGGCAGATGCGCGCATCTGTGTCCGGAAAGGCATATTCTGGATTTGCGTTCCGATCCCGGAACCCTGTAGCACTGCCGATCCTGCGGAATACCAACGCTGGCACCGGAGGAGCGTTTCGCCATAAGGACGGATTTCGAACGGCGTCGCGACCGGCCCCAATTCCATTTGCATTCCGGCATTTACGAAAAGGTCGGAAGCGCCCGCCGTTCCGGAAGGTGCGACTGACCACAGTAGCGCAAGCTGACTGGCGTTAGAAGGAATAGTGAATGTGTGCGAGTAACGCGTCCATTGGCTTATCGGACCGGAACTGCTGAGCGTGACATTCTTGGTCGTCAGCAGCGTTTGCCCAGTAAAACCGGAGAGTATATTGCCATCAGACCCGGTCCCATAATACACGGACAATCCTTGCCCAGCACCATTAAACCCATTTTGACCAAACGCATACCATGAGACGGTAACCTGACGACCCGCCAACTGTCTGACGTCGAGCGATTCAAGGCCATGCGATATCGTCATCGGCTGCGTGCTAGTATCGCCGTTATTCCGCTGGAATGAGCATCCGAACGGAATCCCGATAGATGCCAGAGCGATGCCGCCGATTAGAGCTACACCATACCCACCGGCATATCCGCCGCGATACGCCTGCCATCTGTCCGCCGTATAGGCTGTCGACGGGCTGACGGCGGTCGCGGCGAATGAGCTGCCGCGCTGCCATACGATGAAGTTGCCGTTCAGAATCCAGTTCTTTAGGCCGGGCGCACTCGTCCCCTGAATCGTTCCGTCCGCGAAGGTCAGCGGCCCAGTTAGAACTGGATTACTCTGTGAAATGGCGTTCGCGTAGGTGATCGGATTGAGAAGCTGTACCTCGTACTGAGTCACCCCATCGCCAGCGAAGCCAATGAATATGATGTTCGCACCATCGACCGCGGTATAATCGACGCCCGGCACCAGCCGTGAGCCGTTGCGGTACAGGAATGCGAATCCGGGAATGTAGGTGATAGCGATCCCGGTCGCACCGAA